GCAGACGCAGAAGCCAGCTATTTAACAAAGAGCGTATCAGACACACAAATTGAAAATATGCTCAAAAACATTAATGATACTATACATAAGATTGCTAATTCACCTGATTTTAATGATGATAAGTTTATGTCAGCAAGCGGAATTAGTATGCGCTATAAGTTGACTGGCTTTGAAAATGTATCTTCTAACATAGTTGCCAATATGACTAAGGCTCTACAAAAGCGCATTGAGTTAATTTGTGAGGTTATTAATATCAAGGGCGGAGACAGTATGTGGAGAGATATAGACATTGTGTTTACAAGAAACTTACCCGTTAATACTTTGGAAATTGCTCAAATGGTAAATCAGTTAAGAGGTTTAGTTAGTGATGCTACCTTGTTAGCACAGCTTCCTTTTGTTGGTGATGTTCAAAAGGAATTAGAGCAGTTGGAAGAGCAGAAGCAAGCTAATATTGATATGTATTCTTTCCAAAATAACCAAGAGGAAACAGTAAATGAACAGCAGTAAGTATTGGCTGAAAAGAGAAACCAGACAAAAAGAACTGCTTTATGATAAGACCCTTTTAGAGTATCAGCAAGAGCTAAGTAAGCAATATGTTTACTCTGTGGAACAGGTTAAAAAGGATATTGTAGCCCTGTATGATGAGATTATAGCAAGTAGTTATGATGGCACTCTTTTAGCAAGTGATTTATACAAATACAATAGATATTTCTCTTTGGTTAAGTCTTTGAATAAGCAGTTGAAAGCATTAGGCCAAAAGGAAATAAAGATAACAGATAAAAAGTTGTTGGATATGTATTAGAAAACAAGCGTGGCTGTAGGTCAATCATTGGGGTTCTCAGGTGAGTTTAACCAAAAGCAAGCAAAAGAAGTTATCAATGCGGTTTGGTGTGCGGATGGTAAGAATTGGAGCACAAGAATATGGTAGAACAAAGCAAAATTACAGGTTGGCTTGGAAAAAGGTTTGATTGATTGTATCAGCAGAGGGGCAAGTAAAGATTAGTTGGTTATGTAGCTAATGAATGATTTTAATGTTGGATATAGACAGGCTGACCGCTTGGCAAGAACTGAGCTAAGTTATGTTCAGAATCAGGCCACATTAGATAAATACAAGCAAGCTGGAATCAAAAAGTATCAGGTTTTATCTGCCAATGATGATAGAACTTGTGATAGATGTAAATAGATGAATGGTAAGATTTTCTCAATAGAAGATGCGGTTGTAGGCGAGACTATTCCACCATTTCACGCTAATGACCGCTGTGCTATTTTGGCAATTATAGAATAAGGAGGTTGAAAGCCTTGTTTAAAATCAATGAGAAAACAAATAAGATATACTTAACCAAGGGCGATAATGCTTCACTTAAAGTTAAGGTATATGACAATACAGGCAAAGAGAGATAGTTATTTGATGATGATACAATCACGCTAACAGTAAGAAAGACCGCAGACAGTCAGATTGCTTTTGCCAAAACCGCAAGCAAAGGTGTAATTGACTTCTTACCTGATGATACTAAATCTCTTGCTATTGGAACATATTGCTATGATATTCAACTTACCACTTTTGGAGGTAAGATTTATACCGTTGTTCCCTTTGCCACTTTTGAAATTGGATAGGAGGTAACACAATGATTGAAATAAAAGGTGTTCTCTCTGTTGAAGAATCTTTGAATGGTAATTTAAACTTAGGTGTTGATTACTATAAAGGTGATAAAGGCGGTAAAGGTGATAAGGGTGATAAAGGAGATAAGGGTGATACCCCTGTTAAGGGTGTTGATTACTACACTCCAAAAGATAAAGAAGAATTGAAAGCAGAAATTTCAAGTGAGGTTGTGGGCTTAGATAGTCTCACTAACTCAGATATATTAGCCATTTGGCAAACATATTAAGGAGGACATTTAAATATGGCAAGTTATGATAACAAAGTATTAAAAGGCGACCAATTAGTAGTTTATACCCAAAAGGTCAAAGAGGGTTTAGCAAGTAAGCAAAATAAAATCAGTGCGGATAGTAAGTTAGATTATTCTCTCATTGCTAATACTCCAACTATTCCTACTAACAACAATCAACTTACAAATGGTGCTGGATATCAAACCGCCAATGACGTAGATACCGCCATTTCAGGCAAAGGATATCAAACAAGTGCTCAGGTAGAAACCGCAATTACTGATAAGGGCTATACTACAATGACCGCAGTTGAGGGAAAGGGCTATTAGACCTCTAAGCAGGTTCAGGACGCTATTGCTTCTGCTATTGGTGGTGTTGGTGGATTTAAGTTTGAGATTGTTGAGAATCTTCCTGCTACTGGTTCTTCCAATGTGATTTATCTTAAATTGAAAGAGCAAGGCACTGAGGGTAATATTTACACTGAGTATGCTTATATTAATAGTAAGTGGGAAGTAATTGGAGATACTTCTGTTAGCCTTGACTTTTTAACCAATGCGGAAATTAATCAAATTTGGACTGACGCAGTTTAAGAGGTGCGCTTATGGCAACTACTGATAATAAAATTATTAATGGCAGTGGTTTAAGTAAGTTGTCTTCCCAAATTAAATCTTATGTGAATGATAAGACTGAAATATCAGTAGGGGCAACTGCTCCTACTGATAATAAGATTAAATTATGGGTAGATACTTCTGCTACTGGTGGGGTTGCTTGGAATGATATAACTGGTAAGCCTGATTTGAGTGGTTATGCTACTATGACAGAGGTTGAAAATAAAGGCTATCAAACCGCAGACCAAGTAAATACACTAATCAATCAGGCATTGGGGGTTATTGAGAATGGCACTTACTGATAAACTCTCTGCTATTGGTTCAGCTATTAGAGAAAAGACAGGCGGAACAGAGTTATTAACCCTTGATGCTATGCCCGTTGCTATTTAGGGTATTCAAGCAGGTGGCGGGGAATTAAAGTATATACAAATGGCAACAAGCTTTTCAATGCCAAAAAATAAGAATGGCACTAAGACAATAACTAATACAAATCTTCCAACAAATTATACTTTTGTTATGGTAATGAATGGTGCTATTACAAGATACAATGTTTCAACAGGGATAGTGGAAAGGATACAGACCGGTGGAGAGATTACTGATATAAGTTATTACATTGGCTATGATAAAACCACACAGACAATTTCTATAGGGTGGAGTAATGCTTCTTCTATCTCTATAAGTTCAAGAGATTATTATGTTTATGCCTTTTGGGTAGAGTAAGGAGGATGTTATATGTATTATTTTAAACAAATAAATGAGGATAACACCATAACTTATTTTGCTTTCTCCTTTGAGCCAAAAGTGAGCAATAATATGTATCCTATGACAAAAGAAGAATACATACTTGCTATTAAGGAGGATGAAGCAAATGCCAGTGCTGAAATATAAAGATGGCAATGAGTGGAAAGTGGTAAATAAAAATGTTGCCTATGAAATAAGTGATATGCCCGCTCCTACTCAATAGGAATTACATTTTACAAATGGAAGCCAGTAGTTTAAAAAAGGTTGGGGATGGTTTATTGATAAGTATGGTAAATATATTACAACAAGTGAATTAAGTGATATCAGTTATATGTTTTATGAGTGTGAAGCAAAAGAAATTCCTTTTAAACTAAATGGGACAATCTTAAATATGAGTAATTTATTTACTTCTTGTGATGCTAAAACAATAGCGGATGATTGCCTGAGTAATCTTAAATTACCAACAAGCACGTCAAGTTTGAGATATATTTAGGCTAATAGGATGTTTAGTGGTTGTAGCTCTTTAAGAAAACTTCCATAGTTAGATTTTTTGGGTGGCCTTAAAGCTTGCTTACCATCCTCTTATATGTATTCATTTTATTATGAGGCTTTTAGATGGTGTTGTTGCCTTGATGAGATTACAAATATTCCTGTCATATATGATTGGGCTACTAATAGGAATTGGTTTAATGAGGAAACTTTCCATTATTGTCAGAGAGCAAGTAGAATAACATTTGGCACGGTTTATAACAATAATAAGTGGATATATTAGGTAGTTGATTTGAGTAATGAGGTTGGATATTGCTCTGTAGCGGGTAATATTGTAAGTGCGGGTATCCCATAGTCTAAAGGGGTTAATGATGATGCTAAATATCAAGCTTTAAAGAATGACCCTGATTGGTTTAGTATTGGGTGGAATTATAGCAGATACAACAAAATATCAGCTATTGAAACTATTAATTCATTACCTGATTGTAGTGCTTTAGCTACATCTCAAAATGCGACTAATACAATTAAATTTAGAGGTGAAGCAGGGGCTAAAACTGATGGTGGAGCTATTAACACTATGACTGAGGAAGAAATAGCAGTAGCAACCGCAAAAGGATGGACTGTATCATTTGTATAAGGAGAATGTTATATGAAAGCAAAAAGTTTTGATTTAATCAGATATGATAGTGATAAAGGAAAAGTTTTTGATTGGAGAGAACCAAGAAGCCACACCAATGAAAAAGGGGAAGAAGAGCAAGAACACCTCTATGTTAGAACCTTATTCATTGGCGCTAATGATAGTATTGACAATTACATTGAAGTTCCAATAGCAGACTAATCCTATTGGACTTAGTAAAAAAAATTTTGTAAAATGTTAATAGATTTGGGGCAGAGTTAATAAAACGCTCTACCCCTTTTCTTATATTTAATTGAGGGTTAGAACTCTCAGCATTTTAATGGAGGTTAAAATTATGTGTGAAAAAGAAGTCTGGAAAGATATACCGCACTATGAGGGGCGTTATCTTGTTTCTAATTAGGGTAGAGTATTTAGTTTGTTGACAAAGAGATATATGAAATTAAAAATTAGCACTTATGGCTATTTTGAAGTTCAATTACAAGGTGAATTTAAAAAAAGAAAATGGGAGAAAGTTCATAGATTAGTTGCTATGGCATTTATACCAAACCCTGACAATTTACCATAGGTAAACCATAAGAATGAAGTTAGAGCGGATAATCGTGTTGAAAATCTTGAATGGTGTGATAGTCGCTATAATTCAAACTATGGAAACCGCAATACCAATATTTCAAAGTCTCTAACAAATAACCCTAAAATAAGTTATCCAATAGAGCAAATAAAAGATGGAAAAGTTATAGCTACCTATCCTTCTTTGAATGAAGCAAGTAGGATTACTAATATAAGTGTGGGAAATATATGTAGTGTCTGTAAAGGCAATAGAAAATCTGCTGGTGGATTCGAGTGGAAATATAAAATGGAGGAATAATTATGGAAGATAATAAAAATATAACTACACAGGAAAGTGAAGTAAAAGAAGAAAGCAAAACTTATTCTGCCGAGGAAGTCCAAAAAATGATTGAAGATGGTAGAAAGCAAGCTTTGGAGGAAGCAAATAAAAAGGCTGATGAACGCTTTCAAAATAAACTAAAAGAGAGCGAAAAATTAGCACGAATGAACGAAAATGAAAAACTCATTTATGAGTTGGAAAAAAGAGAAAAAGCCATTGCTGAAAAAGAAAGAGAATTAACAATGGCTCAAAATCGTAATGAAGCAGGAAAGATTCTTGCTGAAAAGGGATTGTCATTAAGTTTAGTTGATTTTGTCGTTGCTGAGGATGCTGAAACTATGAATAAGAACATCTCTCTACTGGATAAGGCATTTAAACAAAGTGTTAAATTAGAAGTTGAAAAGCGTTTGAGTAGCAACACACCAAAGAAGAACTTACCCCTTGATTAGACCATTACAAAGGAACAGGCTAAGAAGATGGGTATTATGGAAAGACAAAAGTTGCTTAATGAAAATCCTGAATTATATAATACATTGTTTAATTAAAGGAGATTTTTATTATGGCAAACACTGTTTATGATAACAAGGTTATTGAGAGCGTAGCAAAAGACCTGCTTACCACCTCTCTTAATACCCGTTCTCTTATGACTATTGATAATGAGTTAGCAGAAAGCGCGGGTATGCTTAAAACTGTTAATACTTACACCTATAAGGGTGAAGCTGAGGAACTTGCTAATGGCGTTGGTAATACCGCTTCTAAGCGTGGTTCTATCTCTTATACTGGTAAAGATTACCGTGTAAAGCTCTGCCAACAGGCTTATGATTATACCGATGAAGAAGCAATGAAAGACCCCTTTATTGTTGATGGTATGATGAGAGGCGCAGTTCAGGTAATGACTAACAAGATGACCGCTGACTTTATTAGTGCTGTTAATAGCACTGATGTTACTTTGGGTGTTACTTTTGCTAAGGGTGGCGCTCTTAACTATGATACCATTGTTGATGCTATTAGCACTCTCAACCTTGAAGACGAAAGCCAATTATTTATTCTTATTCCTAACACTTGGAAAGCATCTCTCCGCAAGGATGAAGACTATAAGAGTGCTATGATGGGACAGGTTATTTACAACGGTTAGGTTGGCACTATTTGCGGTATTCCTGTTATTGCTACTAAGGCTCTTACTAATAAGGCTTTTGTTATGACTAAGGAAGCCGTCAAACTCTTCATCAAGAAAGACGTTGAGGTTGAGCCTGACCGCAATCCTGATACCAGAAAGAATAGCGTTTATATGCGTGCTACTTACCTTGTGGCTCTTTCTGATGCTACTAAGATTTGCTCCATTAAAGAAGCACAGGCTTAATTAACTAATAGGAGGTAAGTAAATGTTAGATAAATTAAAGTTGATATTAGGTATTAAAGATGATACTAAGGACGATTTACTAACATTACTTATTGAATAGGCTATTGAAGAAGCATTAAATTACACACACCAAGATAGTATTGATAATTTGAGTTCCACCATTATTTCAATGGTAGTATATAAATATAACAGATTAGGGACAGAGGGTTTAGATTCAGAGGGATACTCAGGAGTTAGTTTTGGGTATTCCACTGACTACCCTGAAAGTATTATGCGCGCCCTAAAATCGCAAAGAAAGTTAATTACCATATGATTAATAGAGAGTGGCAAACCGCAATTATTACTTCTTATACTTCTGGATTAGATGAGTATGGTTAGCCTGTTATGGGTGAATCCAAAAGAGAAGTAGAAATGGTGGTAAAACTTTATCAGCAAAGCAATACAAGTGATGTTAGATATACGGATGTTTCCACTATTGGACTTACTAAGGATGCTTTGATTACTGATAAAGATTAGGTTCAAGTTGGCAATGATATTTATAAGGTGCTGTATGTTATTCCTACTTCAAGATTACACCAAATCTTAATGAAGAGGGTGTAATAATGGCTATTGAAAACTTAGACAAATTAATAAGTAAGTTAGAAAAGTTGGATAATGTAAATTAGGCAATGGAGCAGGCTTGTATTTTGGTAGAGAATGAAGCAAAGATAAAATGTCCTGTTGATAATGGGCTTTTAAGAAATTCCATTACCCATTACATAGAAGATAATCCAAATGAACTTGTAGGAGTTGTAGGAACTAATGTTGAATATGCTCCTTATGTTGAGTTTGGCACAGGTATTTATTCCTCTCTTGGAAATGGTAGATAGGATAGATGGAAATACAAAGATGCTAAAGGTGAATGGCACTCTACCATAGGTCAACACCCTTAGCCTTACTTACAACCTGCCTTAGAGGAAAACCGCAGGAAAATAGAAAAGATGTTTAAAGAGCAAATTAAAAAAGGAGTGAAGTTAAAGTGATTGACTATAAACCAACTCTAAAAAGCAATTTGGAAACATTGGGCTTGCCCGTTTATTATGAGTTATTTGTTAATGGCTCAACTCCTACTCCTTGTATTACCTACATTGAAGCAGGTAATTATGCGGATTTGGAGGGAGACACTTTGCTTTATAGCCGATTATCTTACAACATTAAATTGTGGGGTAAGCGGTTAGGTGATTTAACCCCATACTTAGATAAGATTGATAAAGTGATGCGCAAATAGGGGTTCAAGAGAACTTCTTACAATGAGTTATCTTATGGAGCAGAACAATTAGAATTAATCTTAGGCTATCAGGGTATGGGTTATGAAAATTGATTTTTGAAAAGGAGATTTATTTATGGCTGGTATTTTAACCAAGGGTATTAAATTATCTTACAAGAAATAGGGTTCTACTTATGAGGAAATCCTCAATTTACAAGAGTGCCCAGATTTAGGCGGAACTGCTGAAAAGGTTGACGTAACTGTTTTAGCAGACGGCAATAAAAAGTATATTAATGGTGTAAAGGATTTTGGCGATTTGGCTTTTAAGTTCCTCTATGACAATAGCGGTGCTACTTCCAATTATCGTATTGTCCGTGGATTAGAAGAAGCAGGAAGCGTTGTTGATTGGAAAGTTACTTTCCCTGATAACACTGAGTTTGCTTTCTCTGGTGAAGTAACTACTTCTATTGATGGCGCAAGCGTTAATAATGCTATTACCTTTACCGCAAATATCACACTCAATAGTGATATTACTGTAACCAATCCTACTATCTGATTGGAATGAGGGGTTATTTATATAATAGCCCCTCTTTTTTATTATAAACTTAAAGGAGATTTTGTTATGTTATATACTGTTATTAATATTGGTGGAACTGATTACAAAGCAAGACTTAATGCTAAGGCTTGTGTTGATTTAGAAAAGAAACTTGGAACTAACCCTCTAAACATCTTTGCAAAGATTGCTGAGGATGGTTCAATTCCTGATTTGAGTGTGCTTATTAGCATCTTTCAAGCATCCCTGTCCGCATACAACCACGGTATGACCATTGATAAGACTTATGAGTTATATGATAAGTTTGTTGATGATGGAAATACAATGATGGACTTAGTTCCTATCCTTATGGACGTATTCAAAGTGAGCGGATTCTTTAAAGTTGAGGATGAAGAGGAAAAAAACTAACAAGTGAGAGTAATTAGAAAACCCCTGATACTCTCACAGAACTATTTCTACAACTACTCCCCATAGCATTAAAGTGTGGTGTTTCATTGTTTGACTATTGGAATATGACAATAGGTGAGATTGACTTACTTATAAAGACATTCCAAGAGAAAGAAGAAATAAGGGCAAAGGAAATATTAGCAAGCAACTATAATTTGGCTTCAATGGTTGCTACATTTGTTGGTTGTTCTTTGGCTGGTAAATAGATACCTGATATCAATGAACTTTATCCTACTCAATTCCAAGAGGAAAAGCCAATAGAAGATGATAAGAGTTGGATGATTTACAAGGAACAAATGATTGACTTTGCCATAGCCCATAATAAATAGAGGGGTGTGAAAAATTGACAGTTGAAGAATTAAAAGTTGTTATTACTGCGGAAACCGCTGGATTGAAAAAGCAGATTAGCCAAACACAATAGCAACTTCAAAAATTAGAGAAAACAACAGACAAATCTTGTAAGAAAATAAATAATTCTTTTAAGAATATATTTAAGGGTGTAGGATTTGCTCTGATTATAAGATAGTTGGGCTTATTAAGTAAGCAAGCTATCAATATGGCTTCTGATTTAGAGGAAGTTCAAAACGTGGTAGATGTTTCATTTGGCTCTATGGCTGATTAGGTTGAAGCATTTGCTAATACCGCTGTTAGAAGTTATGGTATGAGCGCTTTGACTGCTAAGAGAATGGCATCTACTTTTATGGCTATGTCTAACGGTATGGATATAGCACAAGAAGCAGGAAAGAATATGTCTCTTCAATTAACTGCGTTGGCGGGTGATATGGCATCTTTCTACAATGTTGGATAGGATATAGCCCAAACCGCTTTAAACTCAATATTTACAGGAGAGACAGAAAGCTTAAAGAAATTTGGTATTGTTCTTACTGAGACTAATTTAGAAGCATTTGCTTTATCACAAGGTATTAAAAAGAGTTATCAAGCAATGTCTCAGGCTGAAAAGGTTGCTCTAAGATACAATTATGTTCTCAATGCTACTAAGAACGCACAAGGGGACTTTGCCAGAACGTCAGGTAGTTGGGCTAACCAAATCCGCTTACTTAAAGAGCAATGGACGCAGTTTTTAGGCATTTTAGGTAGCGGTTTAATTAAAATACTTACCCCAATGGTAAAAGCCTTGAATCAAATGTTGGCTTCTCTTATCTCTATTGGAAATGCTATTACAAAGGTATTTGGCGGTAAGACCACAAACAATATGTCTACCACAATCAAAGATTCAGCAGGTTCAGCAGGTGATTTAGATGCGGGCTTGGGGGATGCTAATGAGAGTGCTAAAAAGCTATCCAGAACAATAGCGGGTTTTGATGAACTAAATGTATTAAATCCAAAAGAGGAAGAAAAAAAGCCTGATTCTGGTAATACAGGCTCAGACATTGGAGCAGGAAACATTGCTGACTTTAAGATTGATGAGACACAAACAGAGGGCGTTAAAACCCGTTTAGAATAGTTTGTAAAAGATTGTCAGGAAATACTTAATAAGTGGCAAAGCACAATCCCCAAGTTAGAGATTAACTTTGATACTGAGAAAGCTAAAAATAATTTACAAAACATAGGAAAGAATCTACTTGATACCATTGCTGGATGGGGTTCATTTGTTATCACTATTGGAATTGATATTGCTAATGATTTAGATATTGGTAGATTGGGTAATGATATTTTAGGTTTAGTTGAAGCCTTTACAGAGTTAGCAAGTAGTATTACTAAAGCGGTTGTTCCTGCTTTAGAGAATTTCTATAATATTGGTTTAAGTCCTTTGGTTGTATCCATTGGAAATGTTGCTGACAGTATGCTTACTTGGGCTACTGGAATACTCAAAAGCTGGTCGGATTGGTTTATTACCAACAAAGATAATATTGCTTAGTTTGGAACTACATTAGGTGAGATTGTTGAACCTATCAGCACTATTGTTGGTAAGATTTTAGAAGTAGCTTGGACTGTCCTATCAACTGCTTTAACCATTATCAATGATGCTTTATAGGGTATAGCTACAAGCCTTATTACTATGAAGCCTGAAACGCTAAAGAGCATTATAACTGATTTATTGTTAATAGCAGGTGGAACACTCACAGCAAAAGCATTTCTTAATATCCAAGATGGTTTAATGGGATTTGTCACTGGCACAGATTAGGCGGGTAATGCTTGGAAAGGTTTTAAACAAATTATCAAAGAGGGTAATTCAGAGGGTGACTTAGGCTACTTTATTACTGAACCCTTTAAACTGGCTTTTGAAAAGTTAGATATGATATTCTTTACCCCATTCAAAACCGCACTCAATACGCACTTATTCACTCCGTTTAAATCCATCTTAGATGCTATGCGAGTTGAATGGACTGCTTCAATGACTGCTATTGGTGGATCTGGTGGGGGACTTTAGATATTAGAATCAACCGTTAAATCTGTAGGCGCTGGATTTAGCAGATTATGGGCTATTATTAGCGCTCACCCGTTTGCTTTGCTTGCGGTTGCTGTTACTGCGGTTGTTGCTTTATTGGTTCATCTTTGGAATACCAATGAAGAGTTTAGAAATTCTATTTAGGATTTATGGAATAACAATCTTAAACCCACTATTGATAAGATTATTAACGTATTAAAAGAGTTATGGAACGAGCATTTAAAACCATTGGTAGATAGAATTAAAGAACTATGGGAAAACACTCTCAAACCGTCTCTTTCTGATTTGTGGGATACAGTAAAAGACGTTTGGGATAAGTTATCAGTTGTTCTTGGAGAAATAATTAAGGTTGTTGGTGTAGTTATTTCTACCGTCCTTGGTGTATTAGTTGGCGGTGTTGAAATGATTGCTTCTATCATAGGCGGAATTGCTGATGTTTTGACAGGCATAATTGACTTCTTAACAGGTGTTTTTACTGGTGACTGGGAAAAGGCTTGGACAGGAATCAAGGAAATTGTCTTAGGTATTCTTGATGCTATTAGCGGTGTTTTTGAGGGCTTTATTGATGGATTAATTGAAGGCATTACTAATCTTGGAAATGCTATCAATGATTTGTTTGGTAAGGATAAAAAGAAAAAGAACACTTACACTCTCAACACCAATAGTAAGATTAACTTAAAGAATCAAGCAAAAAATATTAATATTCCACAAATGAGAGCCTTTGCTAACGGCGGTGTTCTTAGTAGCCCAACAGTAGGTTTAATGGGTGAATACACAGGTGCTTCTAATAACCCTGAAATAGTAACCCCGCAGTCTCTTATGAGGGAGACAATGGAAGACGCTAATGCCAGTATCATTAATGCTATCTTTGCTATTGGAAACCAAATCTCCAAGAGTGTAGATGACAAAAATATGGATGTTTATATGGATACAGCAAAGGTTACAAGACGCATTACTAAGGAGCAGACCGCACAAAAGAAACAAATGGGAACGTCCCTTGTTATGGTTTAAGGAGGTAAGAAATGGTTTTTAAAATTAATGGCACTGATATTACCCCTTATATTGCCAATGGAGGATTACAATACACAAGAAACGATTTAGACGGGCCAAATGCGGGCCGTGCTTTAGATGGAACAATGTATAGAGACAGAGTAGCAACAAAGGATAAATGGACGGTTAATTGCCGTCCTTTAACCTCATAGGAAACCGCAACTTTGCTTTCTTTGATTGAGCCTGAATATGTAAGTCTTACTGTTACTAATCCAAAGACCAACACCACAAGAACTTATTAGGCTTACAGCAATAATGTTCCTGCTGAATTCCTGATGATAAAGAACGGTGTTGAATATTGGACGGGTATTAGTTTTCCTTTGATTGAGAGGTAATTGAATGAACAAAGTTATATACAAATACGATAAAAATACCACATTAACCTTTACGGATTAGGCTGATAGTGGAGATGGGAAAATCATAGAGGGTTCATTCTATAATGAAACAAGTTTGTTAGAAGATGAATTAAGTATAGACACAATGACTGTTAAAGTGAGATATGAGAGGGCAACACCCTCTCTTATCTCCTTTACTTATGGTTCAGAGGTTGAATACTATAAAGATGATAAATTATATGCCCGCTACTATCTTAAAGACGTAGAGAGAAACAGCAAATATGAATACACATTCTCACTTCAATCTGCTATTGGCCTATTGGATGATTCAAACCACTATGGCGGTATTTACTCAGGCCAGTCAGCAAGTGATATTATTAAAGACATTATTGGTGGTAAGATAACTTATACTGAGCACAATATCTTTTCTAAGATTAAGGTTTATGGTTGGTTGCCAGTAGCTACAAGAAGAGATAATTTAAAACAACTTCTTTTTGCTGTTGGAGGTTGTGTTAAAAAGAAAGATGGTATTATCAACTTCTCTACTCTTACGGTTGATACTCCTACTGGAATCCCTGCCAATAGAGTTTATGATTCAGGTAAGATAACCTACAATGCGCCCGCAAGCAGAATTGAAGTTATAGAGCATCAATTTAGCAAGGTTGATAATGCTTAGGCTGAGGATATTTATGTTGGTGAAATTGTAGGAAGTAGCTTTACAAGTCCAAAAGGATATGTAATTGATAATGGAGCAATTATTACTTGGGATGAGCCACACCATAGTATTACTTTTGATGGCTGTTCTTTACTTAATAGTGAAGTTGGTGTGAATTATGCGGTTGTCTCTTCTTCCGCAAGTGCTACCATTAAAGGAAAGCCTTACATACATTCAAAACTGATTGTGAGCAGAGATAAAGAAAACTACCAAGGCAAAGAAAAGGTTGCCAAGGTAGAAGAAGCAACATTAGTTACTTTAGCAAATTCTAACTCTGTTGCTGAAAAGGTTATGGCTTACTATGATACACCAAGCACTTTATCAGGCTCAATAGTTCTAAATGATGAAAAGCCCTTAGACAATCTAACTATGCCAAATCAATTTGAAGAGGAAAGCACAGGTATTATTAAGAGCATTGAGGGAACTTTTGGACAGTAGATAACCAAAGGTGAAGTTGAAGTAAGATTGGGCTATAATCCACCGCCTATTTATGGTAGTAGAGAGTTAGTAAGTATTGCTATTAAAACTCCGCCCAATAAAACAACTTATGAAGCAGGGGATTATTTTGATAAAACAGGAATGGTTATTGAAGCTACATATGATGATGGAAACAAAGCCATTGTTAAAAACTACTCAGTAAGCCCAAGTGTTCTTACTAAGGATACAACTAAAGTAATTATTACTTATAGAGAAATGGGAGTTGTTAAGAACACAGAATTAAACGTTGTAGTTAAGAACTTATTAAAGACAATAGCAATTACAACTCCACCTGATGAAACTGCTTATGAGATTGGGGAAACTATTAGCCTTGCTGGTATGGTATTAGAAGCCTATTATTCAGACGGTTCAAGCAAGGTTGTAGAGAATTACACCTACAGCCCGCAAACAGTAAGAAGTAATGATGATACGGAAATTACAATTTCATATACTGAGGATGGAATTACAAAAACAACTATCCAAGAGATAACAATAGGAAATACACCAAATCTTACTGGTATTTCTATAATAACTAATCCTGATAAAATGACTTATAGAGCAGGTGAGTTTTTTGATAATACAGGTATGGTTGTTGTTGCCAGTTTTGATGATGGAAATAGTAAAGCAATTAGAGGTTATACTTACACACCTACTTCCGCTCTTGGAAAAGATGATACAACAATTACAGTATCTTACACTAAAAAGGGAATTACTAAAACGGCTACATTGACTATTGTTATTATCTATCTAACTTCAATAGCAATTACCCAAGAGCCAACATATAAATCCTATTATGATACTGAATCATTTAACACTCAGGGAATGGAAATAACCGCTTATTATTCTGATAACACAAATAAAGTAATTACAACTTATACTTATTCCCCAAGTGGCGTTTTGCCTTATGGAACAACTCAAATTGTTGTTTCTTATACAGATGGCGGAATTACCCAAACCGCAAATCAACCAATTACCGTTTCAATTAAGACTTATGATTATACCAAGAGCACAGTAATTAGTGCGGGCGGTAGTTATACTTTGTCAGGTATTGGCGCTACACATAGAAACATTAGAGTTGTTTGTATTGGTGGCGGAACGGGCGGTAATGGTGGTAGAAATGGTTCGTCTGGTAGAGGTGGCGGTTCTGCTTCTGTTAAACTAAATGGCGGATATGATATAGCAAGTAATGGTTCTGGTGGTGCTGGTGGCTCAGGTGGAAATGGAGGAAGTGGCGGTAGAATCTTTTAGAAAGATTTTATCATTCCAAAATTAACTGACACATTTACTATTAGCATTGGCTCAGGTGGAAGTGGTGGCGGAACCGCTTCAACTGGTTCAGCAGGTGGAAATACCACATTCACCTACAATGGCACTACGGCTTCTTCTGCTACTGGTTCTTCTTCTGCTACTGGATATACTAATATTTTTACCAATGCTACTTATGCTATAAATGGTAATATGGGTATTGCTGGTGGTGACGGTGGTGACGGTTATGAAATTATTAGAGTAAGTGGCACTGGTATGATGCAATGGAGCTACTATAACGCTAAAGTTGGTAAAAGTGTTGTTTATAATGGAACTACTTATAGTGGTGGTAGTATTTACGGAGCCAGCGATTTTGGACACATAAACTATAATAATGTAACTATTGGTGTTGTTGCTGGTGGTGGTGGCTCTGGTGGTGCTTCTGCTGGTAATAATTCTGCTCACGGCAATTCTTCAAGAATCTATGGTTCTCAATAGTCTCCAAGATTTACAGCTTGGTGTGCTTCTGGCGGTTAGGGTGCTTCTGCTGTTGCTCCAAGTGCTCCTACTACTTATGGCAATGGTGGTAATGGAGGTAACGGCGGTGGAGGTGGCGGTGGCGCTTCTGGCGGTGTTGCTATGTATGGTAATGTTAATTATGGCGCTGATTCTAACCCCTATAAAAATGACAATCCTAAAATCTACTCTGGTAGCGGTGGTGCTGGTGGTTCTGGTTCTTCTGGTTCTTCTGGCGCTTAGGGATGTGTCATTATTTATTTCAGTTAAGGAGGATGCTTTGATGTAGACTATTATTGTTGCTATCTTAGGAATGATTGGCGCTTTAGGCGGTTCTTGGATAGCAAATAGAAAATCTACTGCTTTGATTGAGTATAGATTAAAAGAATTAGAGGAAAAGGTTAATAAGCATAATAATCTGATAGAACGCACTTATCAGTTAGAAAAACAAGTTGCTATTATCCAAGAGGAAATTAAGGAATAAAGGAAAAAATTAGTTGACAATCACAAGTAAATGGGGTAGTATTAACTCATCCAATAAATTATGGAGGTTGTTTTATGGCTAACACAACAAGAGCAAAGCGCCCTGAGATTAAAATTGCGGTTAAGGATTTTGAAGCCCTCAGCACTTATTGTAAAGGCGTGGAAGGTGCTACCCCTACTAGTGTGATTGGCAACCTTGTTAAAGAGTTCTTAGAGAAGGATGAAGTTAAAGCAGTTATTGCGGAACAGAGTAAGGATAAGAAGAAACTCAAAGCCATTGAGAAAAAGAAAGAAATGATTGCTAAACTTCAAGCTGAATTAGCTGAGTTAGAGGGATAATAAAAAAGGGTTATGGTTAAAAGCCATAAGCTGAATATTTAGAATAAATGCGAGAGAACTCGAAAAGAGTTTTCCCGCATTT